CGGCGGTTTCATATCCACTTATGACCAAATCTTCACAAGTTAAAAAATATTTATCATTATTTAAAATTCCCACGCTACCAGAAACACCACTTGTAGCTGCCAAAATTTCAAACTGTTTTAACTCATTTGTGCTGCCACTAATAGTAATTGCTGTCGCAGCAGATGATTTTAAAATAGATGGGTTAATAGCTGCTGTGCTATATTTTGTTTGAGGATTTCCATAAATAATTTGTCCTTGTCCCGTTGTAAGCGTAGAAGACAAAATACTTGTTCCATTTGCCAATTGAACTGTTTGATTAGCAAGTGCATTTTGTGTAGCAGTAGTGTCATCAGTTGAGCCATTAGCAACAACACCGTAATCCAACACATTTGTTGGAGCACCATTTATCATTGAATAAGATGCTTTAGTAAGGCTCATATTTATCCTTTATACAAAATAAGTTACTGTAAAATAAATAGCGGTAGTGGCCGCAACCGCAGTACCGTATAAATTTGTTCCGCCATTTCCTGCAATTATTTGTCCACCAGAATTTAAACTAGCGTTGAATGAACTGCCTACACCAGCAGAATTAGAAGAACCAACAGTAAAAGGAAGCCCCCCGCAAAAAGGATTCCCAGTAGTAATTGCTACTGATGTAGTTCCAGAAACTTGACCTATTAAATTTACAGTTCTACCTATTCGTGTGTATTTTCCACTAGAACTAAAAGTACCAACAACAGTTAAACCAGAGCCTTGTGTAGGCGTCCAAGTACCTTCTTCATACCAAGTCAAATTCTGGCTGGTCATTCCAGATGCGGGAGTGTTGGCTGTAAAGTTGACGCCTTTACCTGCTGTTGCTGGAACAAAATTACCTTGTTTATTAGTTACATTTCCTGACGATGCTTCAACAGTAACTAATATGTTTGTAAAAGTTGTACCACCATTTGCAGTAGATGTAGTAATTTCGTAAGTTTGATCTAAATTATATTGAGCGCCAGTAAACCAACTGTATTTAGTTGCGGCAGTCAACATCTCAATGCCTGTGTTGCCGTTTGTATTTGTTAACCTTAGCGGTACACCGCCAGTTAAACCAGCAACTTCAAGTCTTCGAGCCGGAGTATTTGTTCCAAGACCAAGACGCTGATTAGAATTATCCCAAAAAAAACTTCCGTTATTTGAAGAAAAAATTCCAGACGAATCAGTAAATACAACTGAACCTGCGCCTAATGCGGTTGCAGTTCCAGTACCACCACTTGTTACTGATAACGGACTTGTTGTTAAAGCTAACGATGCAGCACTAACAGCTCTACCAGCAGTTAAGTTGGCAACACTTACACTATTAGTAACACCTGACTGATTGACAGGCACAATCTCACTACCCGCCAGCGGCGTAGTAGCAGAGCTTAAAGCTGATATTTTGCTGTTTGACATTAGCAATCAATTACAGTTGCGTATTTTTCTAAAGATTTTGCGTGTTTGTAGCATTGAGCTATTACATTTTCACCGTTAAGGTCAAAATCAAAAAAGTAGCTTTCATGCTCGATAGGTTCTTCATTGACTGCGCCAGTAGCAAACACGGATAGACCATAGTTAACAACTTTAGAATGACCAACCGCAATAGCGGTGACACGATGATAAGCATCTATCACATCAATTCCGTGACGAGTCTTAATTGTTTTCTTGAAAGCCATTTAACGATCTCCTTAAAAATCTTCAACAAAGAAACGGAACACTTGGCTTGGCTGATCTGAATTAGTAGTCAAATTAGTGTTTGCAACGGTCATAAAAACAGAATTCACACCAGTATTATTTGCGCCAAATGTATAAACTGGAACTGGCGAAGTTTGTAATGAATACAACATTTTCGATGTAACTTGGCTGGTTGGTTTGCAACCAATAACTGAAAAGGCATATGTGCCATTTTGCCCAGGTGTCAAAACACCAACATCATAAGTAATGTCTGCGTAAAACTTTAATCTTGAATTAACATTTGTCGGTGTTGCTTGAAAGTAATACTCAGATGCCCAAGTAGGGCATGAATTATTTTTAGCTGTATAGCGAGATGAACCCGTACAAAGTTGAGTAGAAATATATAAAAATTGAGACCCAGAAACTGTGCTTCCTTTATCACTTGTGGCTACATTGTCTGATACTGTAATGTCTCCAATATGAGTATCACTACTGGTATAACGGCTATCGCCTACAAAAACAAAAGTTGGCAATGCTGAAGTAACACTATAAGCACGAAGTCTATTATTTTTAATTGTTATTTGATTTCCATTTAACAAATTGATTACGCCAGCACCTGTGATACTGCAATCTTGTTCAAATGTGTTATCCAAAATATCAATTTTATATAAAAAATTAGTTGTTGGAACAAGTTGTTCGCCAAGCCAAATACAAGGCACAGTATTCAAAGGCGTTCCAAATTTATTTCCGATGATTAAATTGTTTCCGCAATCGGCATTATTGCTGGTATCTGCGCCCATATAAATCTGACCATCATAACAATCACGGAATGTGTTGCCTATGATTGTTACACCAGACACTCGACCAGAATCAATTGCTGCACGAATTGAACCATCGTAAGCATCTTTTCTGTGATTTATGATAATGTTGTTTTCAATCAAACAAGCAAGATTTTGGCCTTGACCAACATAAATTGAATGACGCGAAACATTGTTGATTGTATTGCCATAAATATGCAGGTTGTAAGCTCTAGCGGCTTGAATACCATAACCAGAACCCGAAACAGTACCACTAATGTTTTCAAGGTAATTGTTGTAAGTGAAACCTGTCGTATATGAACCACCAAGATTAGCATTGTGTGAAATGCCAACATTGATATTTTTGATGATTAAATCATGGAATCTTGTGTTGCTAATTATTTGACCAGAATTGTTGCCAATAGCGCCTTGTGAATAAGATGGATTGTTATCCCCTTCAAGTGTGAGGCTATCAATTTCAAGATCGTCAATTGTGCCAATCATAGTAAAAATATAGTCACCAGATGGTGCGCCAGAAAAGAACACACGGCCCTTACCTGATAGACGAATACGAGACTTATTTGTAATTGTTAAAGCAGCCGTAATTTTGTAGTTTTTGCTGAACATCAGCGTTTGACCGCTTACTAAAGAATTGATGGCAGCTTGAATAGCCGCAGTATCATTAGTCGTTCCGTCACCCACAGCACCAAAATCTTCCACGCTAACAGTCTGCTGCAACTTAGCTTGAACCGTAGTGGTTACTGCGCCTGTGCCGCCTTCGTTGTACTGAATGCCTGCTGCGGCAAGCGGTGTGGGGAAGTTGCCGTTGTAAACGGCGTCGTTGACGTCGTTCAGCCAGGACGAAGCGATGATGGTTCCGCTGTTGAAAACTGTTGAGCTCATGGTTGGTATCCTACTGTGGCGCAGTCAGCAGAACCGTAGTCTGCTGTACCCCAAGCGCCTTGTAAAGTGCAAAATGACGGGTATGTGCCTTGCGGCCCCGGAACGTATTGAAAATCTTTACCGGCGATCATACAGCCTGGATAGGCCAGGCCAGGCATCGCAGAGATGCCCTGCATCGTGCACACCAGCACGAATGCGTCGCTCTGAGGCTGTGCCCAAGGCACAGTCTGATTGTCGGGCAGGCCGCGGACAAAGTCCTGTGGCTGGCGCTCTTCCCAGTGCTCTGGACAAACGTAGTACCCCTGCCAGTACTTCTTGAGCTGCGAAGCCTTCCGCTTCGCGCCACACTCGAAGCAGACGGCGTTGTAATCCCCTAGACGGAGATAATCAGCTTCACCACGGCCAGGAGCTGCCACATTACACGCCCATTAAGCAGGTCGTAGCAGCGGTCGCAGCGGTCGTTCTGCACCGCACGTAACGCCAAGCGCTACCACCCGAGTTTTCAACAATTGCGCCACTGCCTGCGCCAGCAAGAGTGATCGTGCTCGAGGCAGTCGTGCCGGTGATAGGACACCAGTTGGTGTTGTCAAGCGAGCCTTCGATCACTGCGGTGGCCGCAGCAGCCGAAATCAGCTGGAACACGCAGATGATCGAGTCTTTGTAAATGCTGTTGCCGGTAGCAGGTGCGCTGATGCTCAGATCACCGCTGCTGTCCATGGGCATGTGTCGGGGCGATGTGCCGCCAATGAGAGTTACGTCCATGATGATTCCTTAAATTCCCATTTTTGTGCAATCAAGCACCAAGTGAAACGCACCTTCGCCCGACACCTCGAGCCACAGCGATTGATTCTGTGAGCTCGGCTGCAAGCTGTCGAACTGATAATAGTTCAACAGGCCACGACCCTCGACCGGCAAGACCAGACCGTCATCAGTCCAACCAAACCGGACCTTGACGCCGCTTTCGCAAGCGTACTGGATCTGATCCAGCTTGATACCGGTTGGGTTGTCCTGGAGGTGCTCACGGCCAAGGATCACGGTTTGTTCAACCGGACCTTCGCCCCACACCATCATCACGGTGTTTTTCTTGCCGTCACGAGTGATCTTTGTTTGCACTTGGATTCTCGATTAACGTTGGATTTCCTGAGCAGCCACCACAAAGTCCAAAGACAGCGTTTCGGTTGTCACAGGGGTGATCGCAAAGTAAGGAGTCATGACCGAGTTGGTCAAGGTGGTTGCCGAAGAACCGATGGTAGGCGAAGCAACACGTGCGGCCAACTGGTCAGCAATAAAGATTTCCAGGTCAGTGCCGTTGTAGACAAAGCCGACGTCCAAAGCGGTTCCGCTGGTGATGGTGGCCAGGTTGCTCACCAAGGTGGTAGCAGTGCCGCCAACGGTCGAAACCAGGCTCAAAGAAGTCGAACCGGCAGCCTTTTTGATCAGCAAGCTGTTGTTGGTCGACACAGTGCCACCGCTCGATGCAATCAAGCCCATAGACAGGACTTGGGTTGCAGAGGCAACAGCAGAGCACTTGAAGTTGGTTTCAAACCACAGCTTTTGGCCAGCGATGAACTGGAAACCAGCGCTGGCTTGGTATGCAGCAGTTGCAGTGCCAGAACCACCGGGGGTAATGACGCCCACGCCGCCCAAAGCGTCGCTGGTGGCCAAGGTGGAGCTTGTGCCAGTCACGGTCCAGCCGTTGTCTTTCACGAAAAAATCGGTGTAGTAGGTGGCCACAGCATACCAGTTGGTCTGGTTGATGGGGTCAGTCAGGGGGTTAGAGCTCGAGCGAACGGGGCTCGGCATGGGGTAAGAAGCAAGGGTGCGACCTTGAGGCTGAGTTGAAATGCCGTAGGTCAGTTTGGTTGCGTATCCAGAACTCATTTGTAATCTCCTTTACGTTTGAGTCGGTTGTGGCGATGTGCCTTGCGCGATTGTAGAGAATTTCCAGCGTTATGCAAGAACAATAAAAAAGCCCGGCGAACCGGGCTTTTCGATAGATCAGGTGATCTATTAGGGTCCGTTAGAACCGAAGATACCACGGGGGTCCGAAGCACCGACGCTGAAGCGCATGTAAGTAGCGGCTTTGGCGTTTTTGGTGTCGAAGTCGTTGTCTTGGTCGAACATGGGACGATCGCGCCAGAACATTTGCATACCGTTGGGGCAGTTGGTACGAATGAACCAAGCGTGCGGGGCGGTGAAGTAATGGTTCAGCTTGATGCCTTTGGGGAAAGCGTTCACGGCCTTCAACACGTTAATGTTGTTGTTGGCAGTGTTCGATTGCAACACAGACTTCAAGATGCGGTTGGCGTTGTAGAACTCTTGGCGAGGAATGTGCAGCGACTCAGGCATGATGTTGATCAACAGACCGCGATCATTTTGAGTGCCCATGATTTGAATGGTCAAATCTTCCAGAGCGGCTTCCGACAAGTCGGCAGCGGGGCTCAGTGCGTTCGAATACGTACCGCCAGTTGCGTTGACGTGGTTGGTCGAAACCAAAGCAGCGCCGTCGGCAGTGGTGTAGTAGGTGGTGCTGAATGCGTTGTTGTACAAGAAAGCAGCAGCGTTTTCGATCGTTTGGTTGATCGAGAAGGCGTTGGCTTTTGCACGACGCATAGAGACTTCTTCGTACAAGTTGTCGCGCAATTCTTCGTAGGTCACGATGTAGCCCAGTGCGTAAGCAACGTGGGTGTAGGTCGTAACGATACCTTGAATTTCCGAGTCGTATTGAATCGGAGCGCCTTGGGCTTTGACGGGAGCCAATCCAAAGCCGGTAACTTCAACATCTTGCTCGTATGCCTTGTCGGAATCGAGTTCGTTGTAGAGGTCGCCGTATTCTTTGGCGTGCTCAGCGTAAATCTGACCCCAAATTGCATGAATCCCTGGCCAAAGTAGCTTCGGGTGTGTACCTGTGTTAATGACGCCTGCCATGGTACTCTCCTTTCTTTATTAGATGCCAGCGGTACCGGTGCCGGTGCCGTAGACGTGGTTGTTGATCTTGCAAAGCACCTTGGCGTAGTTGCCAAAAGCGTTATTGGAAGTACGAGTCAGGCCCATCAGCTTCAATTGCAAGGTTGCGCCGTTACCAGCAGTGCTTGGATCAAGCTGCCAGCCAGACAAGTAACCGTTGCCAGTGCCAGACAACAAGTTGGCGTTTTGGCCAATGTTGGAAGCAGCCAAAGGAGTACCGCCGTTGCCAGAATCCTGAACTTCAAAGATGATGTTTGGATCGTCAGCAACCATGACATACCAGGGGTTGGTATTGCCATCGCCACCAGCAGGGTAGTAAATGATGTTCAGGTTGTTGGGGTTAGCGATCAGACTCTCATAACGTCCAACGCCGACCACAGCACCAATGATTGCATTACCAGTGCCAGCAGTAGCCAAAGTAACACCAGCCACACCGTTCGTGTCGGACGTGCCAGACAAGGTTACGGGGTCACCGATATACAAGGAAGTGCCATAGTTATAAGCGACGCTATACAAGCGCGCTTGCCCGCTCCAGGGGGAGCCGTTCAGGTACTGTACGGGCGACAGACCAGCCGGTTTATTTACGTTTGCCATTAAATTCTCCAATACAGAAGATGGACACTCCGATTATGCTTGACGCCGCTTCGGAGTAAACATGTTTGCCACCGCTTTACGATTGGCTTCTGGAACGTAGCGGTTATCAGACCCATTCGGGTTGCCACCAACATCCCCACCACCGCGCAGCGTTGACGCGATTTGCTCATTTTTTGACTCAAGTGCTTGCTGATCTTCTTCCCAGTATTCGAGTGGGATTTTCATCAAATACAAGCGTTGTTCTTTGCCGTCTTCGCCAGTATCGCTACCCGCAACAAGACTGACTCGACTGCCCATGTCTGTATTTCCGTTTTTGGAGGCATCATCGGCTAAGCCGGTGTTTACTACATCCACCTCATCGGATTCGACAAAAGTGTACCCGCCTTTCATCGCTTGTGCAATACGTGATGGAGTGCCCATCATCCAGTGCAAGTGATAGCCAGGAATTTCAGGGACCGACAGCTTGAGCTGCGCGGTCGACATCGGGATACGTTTTTTGTCTACTGCGGACTTCTCAAATGAATTTGCCGGATTCTGGGCGGCTTTGTGATTGCGGACTTGCATGATTAAGCTCCTTGGAAATACAGATTAGCGTAATAGCTGCGCCATGCAGCCATGTCTTTGAAGGCACGACCCTCGCCGACCAATTTTTTACCCTGACGATCGCAGGTCTCTTTGGCGTCAGCAGGCAAATCGCTGAACGACTTACCACCGCCGCCGCTGGCTCCAGAAGTCTCGCTGGAACGTGCACCACCGACTTTGTCGGCGCGCGGAGCACGGCCCTCGAGCTCTTGAAGCACGCGATCAAAAAAAGCGCGACCTTGCAAGTTATCGTTTTCAGGGTCAGAACGCAAGACCTGGGCGATGCCCATGGCCTTTTGGGTTTTACGCTGATCTGTACCAAACCAGGTGTTCTCACTCATCCAAGCAGCCAAATCGGGGTGCATTTGCTCTTGCTGCGCGGGTACAGCAGCTTGAGGGGCTTGGGGCGTGGGCGCAGCTGCTTGGTTCTTCAGCTCTTGAAGTTCCTCTTGCAGCGCGATTTCACGGTCCACATCACCGTCGATTTTGGCTTGCTTCAGTTCAGCCATGACCTCGCGGCGTGCCTTTTCGACAGCTGCTTTGGTGGCATCGGCATGGACTTTTTGAAGTTCAGTTATGGACTCCTGGGAAGCGCTGAACAGATTTTTCATCTTGTTCAACTCTTCAGCCTGCTGTTTCACAAGCGTTTCAAGACGCTCGTTGTTTTTACGCAGGATGGGCATCACAGTGTGACCGCGCTCCACGAAAGTATCAGCGTCGACCCAGCGATTAGGATCTCCCTTGAACTCTTCTTGTGGAACCCAGCCCAGTGTACGGGCTTCTTGCTCGACGTTCACTTCACCTTCCATGATTATTTCTCCCCAGTGATCTTGCAGAAAATATCGCGGTCATTGACCAACCGATAGCGCTTGCCATCGAGTGGGCCGGTGGCCATGTAGCCTGACATTTTGGCAATCAATACCTTGTCGCCAGGGGCTGCACGTGCGGGTTCGTCAGGCCAACAGGCGGGGCCTATCTCCACGACGATGGCGCGTTGTTCAACCATCAAAGTTCGGTCTTGAACGAAGTCAGGGATCTCGATCAACGAGTCCTTTTTCTCCGGCTCATAGTGTTTGATCAACACTGCACGGCCCAAAGGGGCCAAACCACTTTCATTCTGCATTTTCTAACTCTCCTTCAAGTTGCTCATACTCAATACCGATCATTCGATCGATGGCTTCACAGTTCCCGATTGCTTTCGCATTCGAGATCGCTGTTGCGAACTGGGACTGGTCCGTAAACGCACCAGACGCCCATTGATCCTTTAACTCAGACTGCCATGCTCGCAGGATTTTGTGCAGAGCTTTGGTGCACGGGTGTTCCCTCCACTCTTTCCATTCCTGCTCGTGAGGTAGTTTCATTTGGCTGCTCCATTGACTTCATCATTAACTCAGCACGCGAGCGCAAAGACTCGTCGTGCACCTTCAGAGCACCGATTGCCGCCTCGAACGCAGCAATCTGGTGACCTGTCTCCACGCCGCCTGCATCGGCGATCAGTTTGGCGGCCTGAGCCTCCAACTGAAGTATCTTTGCCGAGTTCAAACGTCGTTGTTCCATCAAATCGGCGGTGAATTTCTGCATATCGGCCTGTAACTTCATTTGGCTCATTTGCAGCTTCATTTCCTCGACTTGAACCTTTGGATTCTTCGGGGGCGGCATTTTTTCTGGACCAGGGTAGTACACCTGCCAGGCATCGA